TACAAATACGAAAATAGTAAATAACATAAACTTCTTGTTTTATGTAAAATGGTGTTCAATAGATGAACTAAAGCAATTATTTAAAAAAGGAATTTATATTATGAGAGATAACAACTGTAAAGAAAACCATGAACGTGGTTTACAAAAACGAAAAGAAATGTTTGGAATTCAAGAAACTGTACGTTCACTTCAAACAAGAAAACGATTAGTTGAATTGAATCAATTCTATAGTAGAACACTAAAAATGCTAAAGTTGGCATAAATGGAAAGATATGAATTAGAAATGCCACAACAAATGAACGGAAATAAATGGTATATTGGAGTAAAAAAAAATTGCCTACTTTATCTAAGACCAGATTTACAAGTACTTAATTCAACTGGATATTCTGAAGAAACAAATGTAGGTATTTGGAAAACATATAAAGAAGCATTGGAAGCAAAATTAGCTTATGAAAAATTACATGAAAATAAATATGATCATGTATATGATGCAATGAGATATGTTTCAGAAATACAAGACATTCGACCAATTTGTAAACCAAGTGACAAAGAATCAAAATCAACTCGTGGAAATGGTGGAATGGTAGACTATTACAAAATACCAGAAGAAACTAAACAACTATCTGATTTGATTTATCATAAAAATATGAATCATTCAATTGGTGAAGCTTTTTGTGCATTGTATCGTTTAAATGATAATGGTGAGAAAAAACGAAATATTCGTAAGGTAATTCGATATATGGAACTAGAGCTGGAACATTGTGGTGAAGACGAATGAAATACATTATAGGTTTACTATTTGCAATTGTATTATGGTTTAAATTTACATGGTTTCCAGAAAAACAAATTAAATAAAAATGAGACCATTAGCAATGGACTAAAAGAGCAGAGTATGTTAGCTGTAAAAATCTGCAAATCTCAAATCTATATAGAAAACTTCAAATACCAGTGGAATAAATGGTTAAAAAAGTATTATAGCAATTCCATATTTGTAAGTTAGGGGAATTAAACTAAGCCAAACTTTCATATACGTTATGACGAAAGATTCCTCAGTGGCATGGTGAATCTAACAGAATGTATATTTGCCAAGAAAAATATATATTTTTGACACGATGTAAATCTAAACTATCCTAGGGGTAGAAGTATTCGTGGTTATCTCACCTTAGCTCAGTTGAATAGAGCAATGCCCTTCTAAGGCATAGGTCAATGGTTTGAGTCCATTAGGTGAGACCATATCATTACTATATAGAATAGAAGGATGGAAAGAATGAATGAAGGAAAGAAGGAATGTTATATCCAAATAACCTTAAAGCAAACTTAAGAAAAACAACTAATATGAAGCCTTTTAAGGTGTCAATTACACTCCAATTATTGGTAACTAAGACGTATAGGTAATTGGCACTAAAAGGGCTATACAGGGCAGATATGACGTGCTAGACAGGGTAACAGATGTTATTCTAATAGAGCATTCAATAAAGGGAATATATGAGAATTACCAAAACGGTAACTGATTGGATTATGCCCTTTACAGAGGGCTTTAAACAACGTAAGAAAGGTGAACAATTACGAGGTGTAGATGCACATGACTATGAGTTAATGTGGATTGTACAAGACTGTGTGAAGTGTTCAGAACGTGATAAACGTATAGCTCAAATCATACTTGATGAGAGATTAAAAGAATTGGAGGATTTATATTAATGAAAGAACAATATGAAGAGATACAAGAAATGATGAAAGAAGTAAATATACAGTCACGTTTTAATAAAGCAATTCTTATTATTACAGAGTTCTTGGTTAGAGAAAAAGGACAAGTTAAATTCTTAATTGTAGAAAATGCAACAAACAATTATAGAGAATTCTTAAAAATAGGACAACCATTTCAAATTTCATTAGAAGGTTGTGACAACACTATTTATGGAAATCAATATATAAATATGTTGTCAAGAGTTTGGCATGATGAAGTACATTTGAACAACAAGTATAATTTCACATACTATAGTGAAACAGAAGTTTGTAGAAAGCAAACAATTGAGATTGCAAAATGGTTATCAAACAAGGACGAATATTTGGAATATCTTTTAGATATAGTAGATATTTTAGAAATAGAAATTATTGAACAATATAAACATTACATAACAACTGGTATGTATGTTGAAAATCAATATGAATTCACTTTTAATAAATATAAAGAAAGGACAATGAAATGAACAATAATCCAAAATACTGGAGAATCTATTATAAAATTCAAGAAATGCTATCAGAGGAATTCGGATATGCTTATAATAGTAAAGGGAATATTGGTGGAGTAAGAGAACAAAGTTCACTACCAGAAGAACTGAACTTAGAAGCAAAAAAGATAGCAACATATATAATTAACACTCATCCAGAAGAAATTAAAGAAGTAGAAAAAAAATGGGATATAGTTCATACAGACATATTATCGTTCAATACTTACGTAAATGAACTAAGAGATGAACTAAGAGTATTTGTAAATGAAGTAGTAATAGCAGATAACTATTACTTAGTAATGGATATTACAAAAGAAGAAATTTATGGTGGATTTGCTACAAATGAGAATGGAACAATAACTGGAATTTTTTCATTAGAAAAAGGTATGGGAAAAGACATTATCAAATCAGCTATTGAAATGGCAATAATGGATTCAGGAATGAAGGTATATTCATTGAAATTAACTTGTATTGGAGATTTTCTAAAAGAACTATATCTAAGTTTTGGATTCAAAGTATTAGCACAAATGGGATGGAACAATAATGATTGGGACTATAATAAATTTGGAACACCAGAAATTTATTATATGAGAAAGGATATTTAATGGAAAAGTATCCAAAAAAGAGAGCTTATGCAGTTGGTGAATTATATAAATTTCTAAAAGAAAAAGGTGTATATAAACAATATGCTTTAAATTGTAAAATACAAGGAAGAAAAAAAGGACATAAAAATAAACACGATTTGATGCAAGAATTGTATTTTAAACAAACACCAGAAGGACATGATTTTTGGTATAATTTAACAACGGAATTTTGGCATAAGGATATAAATGACAAAATTTGAAATAGTAAACAAAGAACTAAATTTAAGAGGAGCTTTTGATGGTAAGCCAAATGAAGTAGCTATGAAAATGGTTAATCTTCTTGGTGATACAGTTCCTTTTCCAATGTCATTAGCTATTGCAAATTATACAATGGCTACATTCACTGGACACTTTCATTACAAAATTGAACTTGATAGAGACAATCTTATTCCAATGAATGTTATTATTTTTGTACTTGCTAAATCAGGTGCAAAGAAAACATCATCAATGTTAAAATTAGAAAAGTCTTTAAAAGAAGGATATGATGTAATTAATAATTATCGTTATTTAAAAGCAAAAGAATATGCAGTTGAGAATGATTGTAATATGCCAAGGATTAATCCACTATCAAATGCACTAGCAACTGAAGCTGGAATGATTAAACGATTAAATGATTTCAAACATGAAGGTATTGGATTGCCATCTTTATATGTAGATGAGATTTCAACTGAACTTGCTTCAAATGCAGATATGATTCCTAATATTAAATTAGTTGCACAATTATTTGATGTTGGTGACATGAAATCAAAACCATTAAAGGATTCAAATAATCAATCAGAAGAAGTTCATGGAATGGGAATGACTGCTTTATTTATTGGTTCTGAACATGGAATCTTAGAAGATGAATCTGTATTGAAAAAGTTTGAAACAGAATTTATTTCTAAACTTGCAAGACGATCATTTTTTATTTATCCAAAGTTTGTAACTATTGAAGAAAAAGTTGAATCAGTAGATGATATTCTAAATAACGATCAAAAGAAAAAAGAATTAAGATATGAGTTAAATAGCCAGATTAATAGAGAAGCTAGACGAATTGCTGATATATCATTAGAAAGAGATTTTAACTATCTAAAAATGACAAAGGATTGTTCTGATTTATATACTCTATACATTGTATATTGTGAAGAAATTCAATTACCAGATATTGAACCAGTAATGTTAGAACAACAGCATAGACATTGGAAGGCATTAAAGTTAGCTGGAGTATATGCAGTATTTAATGGACATGGAATGATTGAAGTTCAGGATTTAATTGAAGCTATTTATGTAGCTGAATTGACTGGAAATGATATTGGAAACTTTGTAGAGAAAGCGAATAGACTACCTTATGAAGTAATGCTATCACATTATCAAGAAGGTGGAGAACCTTTATCAGTTCACGATATGGTTAAAAAGAAATGGATTACCAGACCTAGTGGAGTAAAAGATATGCTAGTATTAGCTAACTCTAAATCTGGAAAAGATGGTATGTTTGAAAAAACTGAAGACGATCAAATCATCTATAAATCATTTATTAAAGAAGATGGATTAGGAATTAGCTTCATAAGAGTAGCTGGAACAAAAGATGAGAGATCAACTAAAACTGCATCTGGATATGAATATAAAAAAGTTACATTTGAAACAATAGGTAGGTATATGCAACATGATACAGCTTATTGTCCATTTCATTTCAAGAATGGTATTCGTGGAAAAGATCATATTATTAGTGGTGCTGATTTTATTGTACTAGATATTGATGGTGATGGAAGTGGATATAGTGACACTGAATGTTCTGATATGTTAGCAGACTATAACCACATTATTGCAAGAACAAGTTCTAATAGTCCATATAAGTATAGAGTATTATTACCACTTGATGTAACAATCGAAGTTGAGAATGATAAATGGAAACCATTTATGAAAAAAGTATCTGATCATCTTGGAATTGAAATTGATTTACTACCTAAAGCACAAATCTATTATGGATATGCTAGAAGAGATTTAATTGTAAATAGTGATGGAATTGATTTAGAGGCAAGTGAACTTGTTAAAAATATTGAAGCTCAATCACCAAAAGTAAAACAATTCAAACCTCATCAATTACCTGATGCTTGGGAAGAGAGAATGATTTTATTCAGTAATGCTTACAATGCAAAAGCTGGAACTGGATTACATAATAATTTGTGGTATGCAACTGCATCTGCTCATGATATGGGATTCACATTAGAACAAGGACTAGCTCTGCTTGATGATATTATTGAATACATTGAAGATAAACCAAGAGCTAGTTATATTCCAACATTGAAAAGAAGAATGATTTCAGATTCAAATACTTACAGAAATTGGGTAGAAGAAGCAAGGGAGCTAGATGGATTGGTCAAATGAAACTGGAATCACAGACTTTAGTGGAAATCAAGGTTTTATTTATCGTCTTGATTATGAAGATGATTATGTTTACTACGGGAAGAAAGATTTCATCATGGATGTTAAAACACCATTGGGTAAGAAAATATTGGAGCTACAGACTGATAAAAGACTTAAAAACTACAAAAGAGTTCAGAAAGAATCAAACTGGAGAAAGTACGAAGGAAGTCATGAATCATCAGGATATATACTTATCAAAAAGTCTATACTTGCAGTATATGAAACCAAGAGAGAACTTACATTTAGAGAAGTAGAAATACTAATCAAAAAAGATGCTTTATTCGATCAGAAATGTTTAAATAAAAATATATTAGGCAAATTCTTTAGGAATGTTGCATCAGGAAAAGAACAATGACTACAATAGAAGAACTAAAACAAGTAGCATACAAAATTAGTGAATTTGCATACATAGCTGGTGGTTTCTATAAAGATATCAAAAAAGGAAAAGAACCAAAAGATATTGATGTATTTTTTAAAACAACAAATGGTTATGAACAAGTTGCACAAGCACTTGAAAAAATAACTGGATGCATAAGAATACAAAATAAAATAAGTTTAACAATTGGAAAGTTTGAATTGATTAAACCAATATCAATTGCTGGAAGATTATTATTTGGTAAACCAAAAGAATTGGTTCCAACTTTTGATATTGATATAGCAAGAGTATGGATAGATGAAGATGGATTGCAATCAACAGAAGATATTGATGAGATAGACTGGGAAATTGAAAATGATTTATTCAAAGCTTCGATATATCATGAAGATGAAAAGAGAACAATAGACAGAATTGAAAGATATGAAACTTATGGATACAGATGTTTGCAAATAGTAAGAGAAGAACATTCTCCAAAAAGAAAAAATAAATGTACAATGAGTGGAGGATATAATGACTAAATTTAAAGCTTATGATTGGGAAGATAGATTGCTAGGATATATATATGCTCCTAATGCTGATTCAGCAATTAAAAAAGCACATGAAAAATACAAAGTAACTATAGGGTTCGTTGAGGAAGCATAATGGAATTCAGAGTTCAAGATAAAGAAGACTATGATAATACAATAGCATTCTTAGAACGAGAAAAGAAAATGGATGCTGAGAATTGCAAAGAAATGTTAAATATAGAACCAAGTCATTTGAATAAAGCTAAAATAACTGAAATGGGAAAGTTAGCTGGAAGATACTCAAAAGCTTCAAATGCTCTAATTAAAGGGTATAAAGAACAAAATAAATCAAAGTATATATATGATAGATATGCTTTTATAGAAAGGAAAAAGACATGGTTTATAACCTAGTAATTGATGCAGACTCTTTGTTGTACCAATGCTGTTATCGTCACCAATACATAGGATTTGCATTAGAAGACTTCAATGAAGATGATAGAGTAATTGAATATAATTGGACTAAAACAAAAACAAAATGTAATTATGAATTAGCATATATGGATTTTGTTGGTGCTATTTATTCAATGAAGTCAAAAATATATGGACAATTTGATTTGCAAAAAGCAGACTCAATTGAGTTTGAAATTATATTCAGTCCTAAACATACATTCAGACATGATCTAACTTCAACATACAAAGCAAATCGTAAAGGTACTGATATTGTAGGAATACCAGAACTTAAAGTTCTAGTACAATCAAGATTAGGTGCAACAGAAGTGCCATTAATGGAAGCTGATGATATTGTAATTACAAGAGCTCATGAAAAAGAGAACGTAATTATTGCTTGTATTGATAAAGATATATTCAAACACTCACCAGTACATTGTTTTAACTATTTAAAATGGGAATGGATTGCTCCATCGACAGAAGAAGAAATTGAACAACAATATTGGATTCAAGCTATAATGGGTGATAGTACAGATGGAATTAAAGGAGTCAAGGGAGTTGGAATTAAAGGTGCTGAGAAATTAGTATGTGATGTATTTGAACCTTTAACTTATGAAAAATATGTATCACTATTTGAATCAGAAGATGAAGCAATTCTATCTATGAGATTAGTGAGACTAGATCAATACAAAAAAGGAGAACTAATACTATGGAACTATTAAAAAGACTATTTACAATAGAAAATATATTTGGATACATTTGGACTGGATTTGCGTTATTACAAGAAGACAGACAAATTCAAATGACTCAAATTGCTATTGCAGTGATGTATTTTATTGCTAATAATATTATGCTTAAAATTGAAGAAGTTGGTAAATAATGGAAAAACCACCAGTAGTAGTAGTAATTGGAGATTCTGGAACTGGTAAAAGTTCATTACTTGAAACACTACCACCAGAAAGAACTGTAATTATTAATACAGAAAATAAACCATTACCAATGCGTAACTTCTCACAATTCAAAAACTTTTATATTACAGACTGGAAAGCTCTATCTGGAATGCTTGATAAACTAGCAACACCAGAAATGAAGGAGAAATACGACTATGTAGTTATGGATTCTTTTACATCAACTGTAGAGATTGTAAATAGATATTGTGATAAAGTTTACAATGGATATGAAGTATGGGCTAAATATAATGATATGATTACTGATGTAATTATTAAAATGAAAAAGCTTGATATGCAATGCTTTATGATTGCATTACCAGAACAAAAAGCAGAACAATTTGGTGAGACTAAATCGTATGCTAGGATTAAAGGTAAGGAACTAAAATATGGATTCCTTGAAAAAGAAGTAGCTATTGTTCTATTTACTAGTCCTGATTACGATCAAGATACTGGTGAAATGAAGAATGTATTCATGGAATATATGCCAAATAAAAGAAATTCAGCTAAAGCTCCAAGAGGAATGTTTCTAGAGAAACCAACAAATGATGCACTATTAATTGCAAACAAAATTAAGGAATATTATAATGTTCAAAACTAAAGCTACATTATCTTCTACTATCGGAAAGGTAAATTCATTCATTCAGGATTTGAAACAAGGAATTGATAATCACCTTAACGAAGTAAAAGATATTGATGATGAAATCCAAGAATTAGTTGATACTAAAACACAACTAGTAAATGAAGTATCTCAAGCAAAAGATTTAATTGCACGATTAGGATTCTAAATGGCAATAACAACCAAAGACCTACAAGATCAATTAACTCGTTATTTTAATGGTGACGTAGAGAGAGTGAAGACAATGGTAAAAGGTTGTAATGCAATTGGATTTAAAATGTCAGATCACTTAGAGGAAATTAGTAAAAATCCAGATCAATTTATGATCTTGATTACTTACTCAGATTTGGGTATTCTAGGAAAACTAGCAGACTCATTAAATAAATTAAAAGGAAATTAATAAAATGGCAAACGTAAAATCACTACAAACAAAGAAAGCAACACTCACTGAGAAACTTGCTAAAATCGAAACAACAACTGCTGAGAAGGTTGCTTCTCTTACAAAAGTACATGAAGAAACTATCGCTGGATTAAAACAAAAACATTCAGATCGTATCGCTGGAATTGAAGAAGGTATTGTTGGACAAAAAGAACGTCTAGTAGAAGAAATTGCATCAGTTGATGCAGAACTATATGCAGAAGTAGGTGCTTTGCAAGCTCAAATTGATGCAATTCGTGGTGTACAAAATACAGAAGTTGGAAATGACTTCGGAACTGATGAGGTATAATTATGGATTTTGTATTTAATTTAACGGAAGTTCAAGAAGCTCCAGAAGCAGTAGCAGGTGGATTTGGTCTATTAGAATCAGGTATGTACAAAGATTGTACAATTGTTCGTGGAGTTCATAGCAAAACAAAAGGTGGAAACAACGCACTAGATATTACAGTTAAAACTGCAACTGGTCATGAAACTACAATTTATCAAGCATTTATTATGGATGCAAAATGGGCTAATGGTTCAGACAATAAATATGGATATGCAAGTTTCCTTCGTTTTGCAAAAGCTTGCGGAATGAATTCAGCAGAAACTTTTCAAGAAGCATTGCTTGATCGTGAAGGTAAAGCAGTATGTAAAAAAGGAACAACAACACCAGTAGTATTTACTTCTTTCAAATCACTGAAAGATAAAAAATGTGATCTTGGAATTGTCAAAGCACTAGATGTGTATGATGGAAAAGTAAAAGAAACAAATGAAGTATATGATACTTTTGCTTGTGGTTCAGAATCATCTGATAGACTTGCAGTTCGTCTTAATGATAAGAAAACATCAGCTTATAAAGAGTTCATGGCAGATGGTGGAGAAGTAGAAGAAGATACAACTACATCAGAAGAAATTGACGGACTTTAATAATGAATGAAACAGATAACGAATTAGTAGTAATTAATACTGAAGATGAAGCAATTTTAGCATTGAACAAATTAGTAGAAAATGCTAAAGATATGATTAGTTTACAATCAGATGAACGATTTAAAAAGTTATTTGAAAATGGATTTATTAGAGATTGGGCAGTAACTCAAACTAATAACATTGCAGTTTATCAACCAGAACGTAGAGTTCGAGTAATGGAAAATATGTTAGCACGTTCAATCTTTACACAATATTGTGAAGACATTATTGAAAAAGGTAGAAGTGCAGTTGAAACACTTCGTCAAATTGAAGAAGAAGAAAAAGAATCCACTGAAGAGTAATTCTTAGGGGAGTCAAAAATCAGCATCTAAAAGATGTTGATAATGTGGACTCTCTTTTAGAGAGACACTAAATAAATTTAAAGGAAATATAATGGAAAAAGTAAACGCATTGAAAGAATTAGAAAGATTTCAAACAGATAGATTATTGCATAAGAATACATTTGATTTAAGAATTGCAACTATGAATATTCTTGAAGAATTATTAGAAGCTCATGGAGTGAGTGATAATAAAGATAGAGAGTTAGCTGAAATTGCTTATGAAGAAATAGAAAGAATAGTAGAACAAACAAAATACTTTAAAAGAGAAAACCAAGAAGGTTTAGATGGATGCAACTATGAAGAACCTACAATAGAAGATCAAGTAGATGCTTTTTGCGACATTCAAGTATTTGCAGGAGGTGAAGTTGGAAAACTTGGATACTCTAATGAGCAATGCTTGATTGAAGTAGGAAAGGAGATTAATTCTCGAACTGGTGAAATTGTAAATGGTAAGTTCGAGAAATACAAAACGGAAGAGGCAATGTCTAAATGGTACAAAGCTGACTTCTCAGGATGTAAGCTAAGTATCTAATAACTAAATATATAGGAGTTAGATGAATAATAATAAACCTGAAATGTTAGAACGAGAGTTCATCGAAAAGAGAACTGTTACAGTAGAAGCAGATGGTTCAGTTGGTAAACAATGGTTCAAAACTAGAATCAAAGATAAGGAAGCTTATCAAGAGTTTAGAGAAGCTGTAAATTCTTTCGCAGAAGATTCAAATCTTTATAGTAAAAAGATAATAAGAAAAAGAAAAAAGACTAAAAAAGAATTGTTATCGGTATATGCAATTGGTGATGCTCATGTAGGATTATTATCGTGGAAGAATGAAACTGGTGAAGATACTGGATTGGATTCAATGGTTGAAGATTTAACTGGAGCTATGACATTACTTGTAGATAAAGCAGACAATACTGGAACTGCATTAATTGTAGATGTTGGAGATTGGTTTCATTCAGATAATCAAAGCAATAGAACATCACATTCAGGTAATGCATTAGATGTAGATGGTAGATATGGAAAAGTATTAAAAGCTGGTATGCAGTTAGCAGTTACACTTATAGACTTAGCATTAGAAAAACATGATAAAATTATATGGAGAAGTGCTATTGGTAATCATAATGAACATTCAGCAATTATGATGATGGCATTCTTAGAAGCTTGGTACAGAAATGAACCAAGAGTAAAAATAGAAACATCAGAGAATATGTTTTTCTATATGAAATGGGGTAAAAACTTAATTGGAATTACTCATGGTCATACAGTGAAAGCAGAAAAACTTGGTGAAATAATGGCAGTAGATATGGAAAGATACTGGTCAGAATCAGAACATAGATGGTGGTACACTGGACATATTCATCATCAATCTGTAAAAGAGTTTCCATCATGTACAGTTGAGACATTCAATACTATGATAGGTAAGGATGCTTGGCATAGTGCTAGTGGATATAGATCAAGACAACAAATGACTTGTATAACTCTTGACAAAGAATTTGGTGAAGAAGATAGAGCTATTGTATCATTAAAAAAGGTAAGAAGTGGAAAAAAAGAAACTCTACAACACTCAGGGAGTTGATTCACTAGAAGAAACTCTAATAGGTGGTAATCCTTCGGGATTACTAAACTTTAATCGTACAAGATATAAATGGGCAACTAGCTTATACAAAACAATGAGAGATTGTTTCTGGACACCTGAAAGTGTAAACACATCAGCAGAAAGTAAACAATATGCAAAACTATCTGAAAAGGATAAGTTT